TTTTGATTGTGTAAATTGCCCTCCAATCTTGGGGGGCTTTTTTGTATATTTGAAACATGAAAGCCTTATGCCTTAATTTAGATAGCAGACCCGACCGCTGGGAGCTGGCACAAAAAGAATTTAAACAGCAAGGGTTAAATGTAGAAAGGTTTGCCGCTGTTCATCATGAAGATAAATTTATATCTTTTAATCTGTCAATGGTAGCGATATTAAAAACAATAACTGAAAATACTATTGTTTTTGAAGATGATGTAAAGTTTGTAAATAACAATTTGCAGGAGGTGTTAAGTACAGCACCGGACGGGTGGGACATACTTTATCTATCCGGTCATGTTTTAGCGCCTTTAAAGCACGTAAAAGATCATTGGTGGCGCTGTAAAGAAACTCATACAACGCATTCGGTAATATACACACCTAAGGCGGCTAATTACATTTTAGGCAGGTACGATCCATATAAGCATGGTATTTATGATGATTGGCTTTTAAGGGTTATACAGCCGCTTTTAAAGTGTTATATTTGTAAGCCTTACATTACTACTCAAAGGCCGGGGTTTAGTGATCTTTGGCAAACGGAAACGGATTACGGTATATTACACACTCAAAGTAAGCTGTTATGATTTATCATGTAACTTATGCAGATGGTCAAATGAGTAAAAGCGCTATGTTAGCGCAAAAGTCAGCATTAAAGCACGGGTGTAATTTTTCCGTGTTTATGAATGAAAAAAGTATTAGTGCTGAATTTTACAATCTTAATAAATCAATATTAGATCAAAACAGGGGGGCGGGTTATTGGTTATGGAAACCGTACATCATTAATAAAATGCTAAACAGGATTAATGAAAATGAGTATTTAGTATATACAGATGCGGGTGTTGAGTTTGTAAATGATATAAGCATTTTGATAAATAAAATGGATCAGGATGTTTTTATATTTGGCAATAACTATTCTCATTATGATTGGTGCAAATCGGATGTAATAAAGACTATTTTACCTGACTGGGAATATCAATACATAAATGATAAAAGACAGGCACAGGCGTCTGTTCTGATTGTAAAAAATACGGAGGCTTCTCGGATATTTATCGGTAAATGGCTTAAATATTGTCAGATAGATCATTTTATTACAGATTCTCAAAGTTTTATACCTAACTGTTATACATTTCAGGAACACAGGCATGATCAGGCGGTGTTAACCTGTTTAGCTTACAAATACGGCATTAATCTACATTATTGGCCGGCTCATTATAACGGGGGGCAGTTTGTTTATGATAAGCACCCGCAATTTAATGAAGATAATTACCCTGTAATATTTCATCACCATAGAAAACGTAATAACGAATGGTAACAGCATTAAGCATAGGCACTGGAGGGCTGGGTAGGTTTGGCAATCAGATGTGGACTATTGCGGGGTGCATAGGTATTGCAAGGGCAAATAATATGGGCTTTGGGTTTCCTAAATGGTTTAACCATGATAACACTCTTTTTGGAGGCAATAGGGACGATTTCAGCCGCTATTTTGCAAATCCGCTTCCTTTGATACCTGACGGTAGGCATTGGCAGGAATACGGCTATTTTTGGGGCTACCGTGATGTTAAGCTAACAAAGGGGGACTGGTCAATAAATGCACATTTGCAAAGTCCCAAATTCTTTGATCATTGCATTGAAGATGTTAGGCATTATTTAAGATTAAAAAATGAACCTGAACAAAATAATTATTGTGCTATTCATGTAAGGGCGGGGGATTATATAGATGATCCAAATGCTTACCATCCAAGGTGTAGCGAAGAATATTATCAAAAAGCAATACAAATGATGCCTGATAATACAAGGTTTATGGTATTTAGCGATGATATAGATTTTGCAAAAGAAAGGGTAAAAGTTAAGGGCGTTTATGTATCGGGTAATTATATAGATGATTTTAAATTAATGAAACGCTGCAAACATTTCATAATAGCAAATAGCAGCTTTTCGGCAATGGCAGCGTTATTGGCAGACCATCCAGATAAAATAGTAATTGCACCTCAGCGGTGGTTTGGCCCTCATGTGAATATTTCGGCAAAAGATATTTATCACCAAAATTGGATAGTTATATGAAAATCTTATGGTCAATACATCTTTACTTCCCTCGGCATGGCAGCGGGGCGGAGGCAATGGCACGAAATATAAACAGGTATTTGGTAAGTCAAGGGCACGAAATAAAAATATTATTGCATCAGGCTAACCAATACAAGATTACAGAAATGTATAATTATGAGGGTGTGGATGTGTTTCCACCTGATGATTACATAATAGATAATCTGTTCACATGGGCGGATGTGGTTATTTCTCATTTGGATTACAACAAATGGACTACCCACCAGTGCGAAAAGTATAATAAACCTTTTGTGCATATTGTGCATAACGATACACCGTATCCCTCTGTTATTGATTCGCCTGTTCCTGTAAAAGTGGTGTACAATTCAGAGTGGTGTGCTAAGGCTTTGAATTATAAGTGGCCATCTATTGTTTTTCCTCCTCCGCTAAATGAGTGGGTAAAGACTGAGAATAAAGGGCGTGAATATGTAACACTTGTAAATCTTAACCAAAATAAAGGATCTCGGTATTTTTATTCCTTAGCTAAAAAGATGCCTTATGTTAAATTTTTAGGTGTTAAAGGTAGTTACGACAGCCAGCATATAGAGAATATGCCTAATGTTAAAATAGTATCTAATACGCCTGATATTAGGGAGATTTATAAAATTACAAAGGTGCTATTAGTGCCTTCGCATTATGAGAGCTGGGGCATGGTGGCGGCTGAGGGTATGGCTAATGGCATACCTGTAATATACAACCCAACGCCGGGACTTTTGGAGAATGTAGGATCGGCGGGTATTTGTATAAACAGGAAAGAAACTGAGAAATGGGGACACACAATAAATAAGCTATTGAACGATACTAAATATTATGAAGAGTGGTCACAAAAAGGGTTAAAGAGGTCAAAAGAGCAAGCTCCCAAATGGCAGGATTTAGAGAAATTCATTTTTGAATAAAAAACCCGATCAGTAGAAACAGATCGGGGAAAAACCATTCTTATTGTTTATGACGGTACAAATATAGCGGTTTAGTTGACAAATTAGAAAAAATCTATTTTACATATTTATAATTTTGGTAAGATGAACAATATCTACGAAATAAAGGTTACAGACGGCGCAGAGCCTGTAAATCTTGCAACGGCTAAGGATTGGTTAAGGGTTACTACCGAAGATGATGATACCATTATAACCGATCTAATTACGGTTGCAAGGCAACGGGTTGAGGCTTACAGTCTGCTTTCAATGGTGGCAAAATCCATTGTTTTGACTGGTTACATTGATACACCTTTATTTTTGCCTTATGCGCCTATTTCAAATGTTTCAGCGGTAAAAGCATTGCAGGGGCAAATAGTAGATACCGGCGTTAATGATTGGGATACATTGGATCCAGATGAATATCAGATCATAGGATACAACGTAAAGCAATTTAGGCCGCAATTTGACGGGGTTTACGAAATTACCTACACAAGTACTGCAAGTACTGATATACGCCTAAAAACGGACTTAAAGCGTGTTTTATTGTGGTTGTATGAAAACAGGGGGGATGATACCGATGCAATACCAATGGAGTTATTTAGTAATGCTAAAACAATAAAGGATTTATCATGGGTATAGGTGTGGCACGTAAAGTTAAAATCGTGGTGGTGGGTCAAAGCATGGGCGTTGACGGTGTTGACGTGACATCAGAAGAGGTGGCTAACTTATGGGCGCAAATTAACACGGTAAGCCAAAATAGGGGATTTGACGGCGGTAAGGCTAACTTTAAAACGAGTTACGAGTTTTTGATAAGGTACGATCAAAATGTAGAGATATCAATTAGATGCATGATAGAATACAGCAATAGGTTTTATTCTATTCAAAGCATTGATAGGGTCGATCGGGTTAGGGGTGAGAATAAGTTTGCAAGCCAGTTGCAGAATAACCCAGAGGGCAAATATTGGCGTATTGTGGCAACCTCTCAAGATATAGCGTAATGGCTGATTTTAAAATTGATATTAAAGGTTTAGATAAAATACAATCTAAATACAGTAAGCTGCCAAAAGAATTAAAGGAAGAGATTACAGAAGAGATTGTATCGTGGGGGCGTGAAGTTAATGCAGCGCAATTATCTTTAATTAGTCAACAAAAGATACAAGATAACGGAGCGCTGCAACAAAATACAAAAGCTAATCCAATAAAGGACGGAATTGAATTAATAAGCAATGTTTATTATGCGCCTTTTGTCGAATTTGGCACGGGGCCACAGGTAAAAGTACCTGCCGAGTTAAATCAGTATGCTGCACAATTTAGAGGCAAAAGCAGGGGTAATTTTAAAGACTTTGTAAAAGCATTGC